TACCTGTCGAGGTTGTATTAAATCATCAAGATTGCCAATCATGTTATTATATCCGTTGCGTTTGCCTTCAGGAACAGTAAAGGCAGCCCAAAAATCAAGATGATAATTATCAAATCGAGCAGCAATCAAATCATTAAAAGTGATAGAGCACTCACGAATAATATTATGCATAAGGTTTCGAGTCCAACGAATACTCTGTGTTGAATCTTGCGGACTTTTAATTTCAACTCGAGGAGTATTCATACGAAGCCACGTTTGAAGCATATAATCACCCGCACGTGAGATTGCGACAGACCATTCCTGTCCAAAAGCTGGCGAACCGGCCGCTCGCGAGAGAACAACAGGTACTTGAGTGAACCAAGTAGCTTTCCTTGTTTCGCGAACAAAATAAGCAGTAGCGTCGTGCCCACCGTAGAGATACTTTTCAATTTCGTCAAAAGTGGCAAGATCAATAAATCCTGATGTTACATTTGAAGTAGAGATCGATGACATTGTTTTATATTAATGCAAGATAATTTTTGTTTTTTTTAACAAAAAAAATACTTTAAATATTAAAAACAAAAATGCAAAATGCGAGCTTAAATGAGACAACTAAAATAATAAAGTCTATGTCAGAACTAGATATTTTGAGTATAGATGCCAACATACGTAAGAATTTTGAGGAACAGACATCAAAACTTGATGAACATAAGGAGAAGTTAAATGAAATAGAAGAAACTTTAAAAAACGAAAATCTTCGTCGCAGAATAAAAAGCAGTCTTGAAAAAGCTAGAGATGAATTGCAACTTTACATAAAAGATTTAACAACACAAAAACAACTCTATTTTTATATTATGGAAACCGTAACTTTTATAGAACAATACAAAGAAATTTTAAAAGTTCCTGTTAAAGTAAGTTTTATAGGAAAGCTTGTTAAAAATGATAAAGAAAAGCTTAAAATAATCGAAAATTATATGGAAATTGCTTCTAAGTATGTTGATATTGAATTTGAAAAAAGTAAACCACAAAAAGTATCATGTCCAAATTGTTTTAATAAAAAAGAATTTGACATTATTGATGTAAATACTTACATATGTACAAAATGTTACGCTAGACAAACTGTGATGAAACACAATTCTTCGTATACTGATATTGACAGAGTTAATATTTCGTGTAAATACACATACGATAGAAAAGTTCACTTTAGAGATTGTATTAATCAATATCAAGGAAAACAAAACAGTACTATTCACCAAAAAATATATGATGATCTTGAAATACAGTTTGAACGTCATCATCTCTTACACGGAGGAAAAGAAACAAATAAAGAAATTAGATTTAAGGATGTTACAAAAAATCATGTACTTATTTTTCTCAAAGAACTTGGATATTCTAAACATTACGAAAATGTGCATCTTATTCATTATAATTTTACAGGTATTAAACCAGATGATATTTCGTATTTAGAAGAACAACTTCTTGATGATTTTGATGTTCTTACTGATTTGTATGACAAAAAATTTAAACATATTAATCGTAAAAATTTTATCAACACTCAATATGTACTTTTTCAATTATTACGTAGACATCGTCATCCTTGCAAAAAAGAAGAATTTATTATTTTGAAAACAATCGACAGAAAATTTTTTCATGATGAAATTTGTAAAGAATTATTTGAAGAATTGGGATGGAATCATAGTCCGTTTTATTAATTAAGAATTTGTTTCTAAAAAATGAATTAAGAATTTGTTTCTAAAATATAAATGTCAAATATTCGATTTCGTGTACATCGAGTTCCACATTATTCTGAAATATTAGAAAATGAATGGTATAATCAATCTGAAAATATCGAGAATACATTTTTTACCTTAATGAATATGATTAATGTTTTAGAACCAATTCTAGATCCGATTCAAATAGCAATTCGAAATAGTGAAAATGATCTTCAACTACATAGAAATGATAATGTAGAAATTAATGTTAGCTCACAACTTTATTCTACAACTAACAAAAAATACGATTCTTGTTGTATATGCACAGATAATTATAAAAAGAACGACGAAGTCTCAGTATTAGAGTGCGAGCATATTTATCATATAAAATGTATAAAAGAATGGTGTAAATACAAATCATCTTGTCCTGTTTGCAATGCAAACATTTCTAATAATTATTCAGTTATAGACGAAATTGACTAAACTAAATATTTATTTATTATAACTAAATGTTATCAAATTTAAAACAAAAATGGCGTGATTATGGTTTTGAAATAACACTCGGATTTTGCGTTGTGTTTATTATATTTTTTGGTCTTTATCGAAAGATCATTGGTGGAAAAGGAACTTGGACAAAGAAAAATAATTTTAACCACCATTTTAAAACTAATTTTAGAAACTATTATAGGGTTAAACCTACCAGACAACCACCACGTGAGAGTAAAGGAGAAACAGAATGTAGAAGAGTACTACAATTTTTATTTAAAAGAAGTTTTCATAAAGACCGTCCTGATTTTTTAAGAAATCCAGTTACAGGTGGTGATTTTAATTTAGAACTTGATTGTTTTGATCCAGAACTTAAGATTGCTGTTGAATATAATGGTATTCAGCATTATAAGTATATACCATTTTTTCATAAAAATAAAGAGGATTTTTTAAATCAAAAGTATAGAGATGATATGAAAAGAAGAATGTGTAGAGACAACGGAATTCTTTTAATTGAAGTACCTTATACAATAAAAATAGAAAATATTAAAGAATATATAGAATCCTCTTTAATAAAAAACGGAATTATGTTTTAAAAATGCGTAAATTTGTTAGTTATATACCAAAAAGACACCTACTGTAATCGCTAATAATAAAAAAATAAACAAAAAAATAGATACTGCTATTATTATTTTTCGTCTTTTTGCATACTGATCACTTGTTGATGTTTCTGAATCAGTATTCTTATTATTATTTGTTGAGTCTCCACCATCACTATCACCACCACTATCACCACCACCACTACCACCACTACCACCGCCACTATCACCACCACCACTACCACCACTACCACCGCCACCACCACGATTATTATTAGTTATATTCTGATTACACTTTTGATCTACATTTTTTAACTGTATTCTTGCCTGATCAGAGTTTGACAAATCAATTTTATTACTACAACAATTCAAATTTACTGTATCATTAGGTGGTGTTGGAAGAGGTTGTATAGTGTGTGGAATAAATTTATTCTCGTCATCCCATACACTCATTAGCCTATTTTGTTCAGCAATGGTGCGTCTGTATACACATATCCAATTAGAGAAAGGTCCGTCTGATCTATGGCTAGAAACATATGACCATAAATTAGAATCTGCCATTGAACCACAATTGGTAAAATTAGCTTCGTCATCTTTTGTCTCGTTTATTTTATTTTGATAAGCTGCACGCTTTGTAGCATGATCTTTTTCATTTTGTTCATTCAAATCAGTAAGTTTTTTATTATTAGCTTTAACTGATTCATATTCAGAATTAAATGTAGCCATAATACTATCATGATTTTTTATATATTTGTTAATAGCAGTAATACAATTATCACGATCTTTCATTTTATTAATATATTAATATATTTAAAAATTCTTCTAATAAAAATTCTTCTAATAAAAAGAGAAAACCTTGTATTCAATAAATGATTAATGTTGATGATGATATTATTCCTTATTGTATTTGGCACTATATCGATTTAGATACAAATACATTTTTAGGATACATTAGTGAACCAAGAAAATATAAAAAAAATGATGTTGTTAGCTTCGATTGTGATTTAAAAATAAATGAAAATTGGGTTTTCGGTGGTACTTTTTATGCAACTGCACCAAATTTTCGTCCTATACCTGTTGGTATGAAAATTTTGTGTGCCAAAAAATCTTCGTCTGTTCCACCGATTACAACAGATATATATCTAATGAAAGATCCATATAATATTAAAAATGATTGTGTATATTTTGCAACATATACTCAACCAGTACCAAATACAATTCCTCTTTATTTTCATTCACTTAAAAATAATATATTTCCAAGCTTTGATCCAAATCCTCCTTCTAAATTGTCTGAATGGACACAAACTATTATTTCTCCGGTTTTTGTTATGCAAACGAAATATGAAAAATTTAAATGTATAAATGGTCGTTGTATTCCCTGGATTTCTGAAATAAAATCTTTATATGATACAGATCCTCATGATGAATTATTAGGTCTTCATAATTGTGTTGTTTATTGTAATAATCTTGTGCTTTCTAAAAATGAAGGAAAACCTTTTAACATATTAGATATGGTATTAGAACAAAGAAACGCCCAAAAGTCAATATATTTACTGTATATCATTTTTATTTTTTTGATTATTATTATAATAATTATTATTAGTTTAATTATAAAAAAAAAATTGAAAATTTTTATAAAAAAGTAAATAATATTTTAAATAATGACTCAAACCATCGGAAAGTGTTGTTTTTGCAACGAAGATTGTAATTTATTTTCTCAAAGTTGTGGAAAATGTGTAAGATCTGGTAGATATTCTACTCGTATAATATATTACACTGGAATTGGTTCAGATCCAGATTTTCTTTATACATCGGAAAATTCTTTTCGTAAAATGATTGAATTGAATAAAACTAAATTTAATGAAGATTTGCCTTATAATCCTCTTTTATGCGATCTTGATATTCTAATAGAATGGACTGGTGCAGAAATAAATTAAATTAAATTAGTTGTCTTATTCATATGAATACATATGAATAAAAATTGACAATAAATATTAATATTTTGTATATTATAAAATGGATTTAGGTAAATGGAGTCCACGCAGAAGTAAGAATAAAAAAAAAGGTTACATTTATTTTAAAAACAGATACACTGGTGAAAAAGTTTGGAGTGGCGATTTATACTCTCCAAAAATGGAACCAAATTCATATACAATAATCAACACTCTTGATGGACAGGTAAAAATTCCTGAAGATGCACTTCCTGGTTTGAATGATTGGTCAGAACGAATCCGTATGATTACTATATATAAAAGTGAAGAATCTGAATCTATTCCAACATTTAACGTGTCTTCATCTTATCTAATAAGATTAATTTCTATATCTCGTGCTTTTGCTCAATACTTTTCTCTAGAAGACGAATTGAAGGAAAAAAAGAGACAGCAAATTGTTCGTATGTTTGATGCTCACAATATGAAAGAGTACACAAGCTTTTACGATGAGGAAATGGAAATGACAAGTAAGCTTTCAGAATTTATGAACGCTATAGGTGTTGCAGAAATAAAATTAAATCAAAAGTACCCTAATCAATGGACTATACCATCTGATGTTTTGATGTATTCTATAGGTCGTATAGTAGATACAATGGATCCAACTTTTACGGATGCACAATATACAACAATAGCTGCCTTATCATACTTCCAACATCTTAAGGAAACAAATCCTGAATTAGTTGAAGGATTAACTATAACACCAATACTTCTTGAAAATGAACATTTATATACAGATCAAAAAACAAAAACTAATATAACAACTTGGGTTCCATTAAATATTATAATTAATGATAAAATTAATGATGATAAACCTGATATTTATAATCCACCTTTAACATTGGCAGCTGCGTACAGTGATCAAGTAAAATATCATACACTTTCTGACATTAATATCTTTATAGGTCAAATGCCTCGTAACAAAGATATCTCACCAAAAGTAAGAGACTTTTGGAAAGGTCTTTATCGTTTTCATGACAAATGTAAAATTCCTGTTATGCGCAGAGTGTGGTCGTAATATTTTTAATCAACTATTGTTCTTCGTCAGACACATTATTTGAGCTATCTAATTCTGAAAGTTTTAATTCTTGTGTAAGATTTTGAATGTCTCTTTTACTAAGCATATTATTTGAAACATTCAAAGATGTAAGATGTGGAAGTGATCTTATTGTTGGTATTAATATAGATAGGTTTTTTCCATTCAGCTGAGTGTTTGCTAAATTTAATGATGTAATATTATTTAGATTTCTAAGAATGCGACGAGATAATGATTCAACTATTTATTAGCTCAAGATTATCTCGTTGAGTACTTAAATCAAATTTTATGTCTTTTGTTTCTATACTAGTGATTTCAAAATTTCTGTCTTCAAAAAAACCAAAATATATATAATTAAAGATATCTTTTTTTTTCTTTGTAAACTCATTTATTATTAATAAATAATAAATAATTGCTAACAAATTAATATATAGTTAGTTTAAGATTTACATTTGTATATCTACAGTATTTTACATATGGTTATAATATTTTCTGTGAAAAGAAAAAACTTGTTAAAATATAAAAATGTCAGGAATTGGCTTAGGTGACTTGCTCTTACAATTTTCGGAATCCCCACAAGGATTAGAACAGTTTGGAATTGTTACAGGATCAAAAATATTTTCATTTAAGAATGAATCAGAAACTACTGATAAAGGAAACAAATTATATATTACACATTCTGGATTATTTGCTTATAATAAGCAAAAAGATATTTTTCAAGCATTACAAGGTATAAATGTTGGTGATTTTGATTTTGATAATGCAGGATACATTGATTTTGATAAAGCTATTCATACTATTTTATTTGAAGATAGTCATTTTAATAGTACTTTAGGGGCAACAGGAGTTTGTATGATTAGTTTAAAACCCGATTTTTTAATATCAAGTAACACAGGAACTATTGGTGCAACAGGACCTACCGGACCTATTGGACCTACCGGACCTATTGGAGCTACCGGACCTACAGGACAACTAGGATTATATACAAACATATCATTAGTATACCCTAGTATAGCTATATCTGCAGATGGTATAGCACCTTCTCAACCACCAACTTCATTAGTAAATCAATATGCTGTTAATGGATGGTATTTTAAGAATACTATTGCCGGAACTAAAATAAATTGGTACTTACCTCCTTCTATCGATATGACAGTTGGAGATTTGTTAGGATTATATATAACGCTATTTAATGCATCAACAACCAGTAATGATAATATGCCTTTTATAACTGTATATACCATTCCCACTGGATCT